GTCTCCTTCACCAAAAACTTTGCTCAGTACATAGTCAGTGGTGGCTGCTGTTAACAACGAATTGCCACAGGACGTGTTCGGGTCACCCGAATTACGTCCATATGGTAACTTATACTCAATCCCGTCGTTGGTGAATCCGCGCATGTTCCTTTGGTGTTTAAACACTTCAACAACTGACGGAAAGTCCAACATTCCTGCTCTTTCAAGTACTGCACGCTCGAAATCGTAGGATGCTTTAGATTGGGTAGAGTCGTAAGCACTAAAATCGACTTCAACAATCCAGTCCCCTTCACTGAAATTGTCATACATCCAAGCACCAGTCGACAATCCGGTGGCACCCGACGTATAGAAGAACCTACCATTACCGTTCCATTGTTTGGCTAGTTGTTTCGAATATTGAGTCATAAAAGGACCCATGAGTACATTTGACTCATGACTGGTACCAGAAATGGCCCGTGGATTAAAATCCTCAAGTCCATTGCAAGTACTTTTATCCAGCTTTTCAACTTTCATAAACGTTTTCCTATAGTAATGTTTGTTTTTGATTCCTTCTTTTCTTATATTATCCCAAGCCCTTAAATGGTCTTTCTGCCGCCCAGGCATAAAGTTGCTATTCCACTTATTAAAGGCTTTCTCTTCATCTTGTTCATACTCGAATAAATCGTAATCAATGTATTGATTTTCGAAGAACCGATGTTGCATGCTTGCCCATGTTGAATTATTGGGTAATGTCACTTCAGCCAACACACGATTGCGAATTGCCAATGCTGTGTTTGACTGTGTCCTAGTGGGCACCACGGGGATGTGGCCACTAAAAGTTGTTGCAACTTGCATGAAAACTGGTTTGTCATCTTTCTCCTCTTCTTGTTCCACTTTAAAATACGCCTTGGGCCTCTGTTTCTTAACGAGGTTCGAGGCAGTGGTCGACATAAACGTCATACCTTTGGCAATGGTCTCCTTAATGACTGTTACCGATGTACGATCACCATTGTACTCGTCCACAGCTACTGTGGTTTCAGTATCACGATGACGTGAGAAACAGTTCAGGATGCAACCATAAGGTTTAACGAGTTGTAGTGCGTCGTTAAGCTTAGAGTATAATTGTTGATTCCTAGGTAGCAACAATTTGTTGAAAGAAGAAATCTCATCTTCAAGATGGAGAAGAAATGCGAGTGGGGGTACGAAGACAGCCAGTTCTGATCGCATGGAGTCAGGCAGTTCGAGGTTGCGTTTGTTAAGTTCCTGCTTTGTGTCTCTTACACACATGATAAGAGTGTCTTTGTTCCTCGGTTTGCCGACTATGTTGAAGGCTACTCGCTGGACGAGGCCTTTTGGGATGAATATTTGTCGATTTTGTTTTTTGGCCCAAATCAGGGGCCCATAACTCTTGAAAACAACCGTGTTTAGTTGGAGATAATTCATTAACGGTGCATAACTAGTATCAGAAACACTACCATGGTAGTCATCATTTCTAATAGTAGAAACCAGGTCCATCTCGGG